GGTACGGTATATTACGGTAAAATTCAAAGATCATGATAAAATCTTTGGTTTAGAGAGACTGAACATCAATAGGACTTTTTACATCTGTGAAGGACCAATTGACTCACTCTTTATTCCTAACTGTATAGCAATGGCTGGCTCGGACACTTCCTCTAAATATTCCACCAACTCAAATGCTGTCTTTATCTACGATAATGAACCTCGGAATCCGGAGATTGTTAAGAAGATTGAGAAGTGTATTTCTGAGGATAAAAAGGTTGTCATTTGGCCTGATTATATCGAGGAAAAAGATATGAACGATATGATCCTTGCCGGAATTGACAGTAATGACCTGAAGTTTATAATCAAAAGCCAAACCTTCTCGGGGTTAAAGGCCAAACTGGAGTTTACAAAGTGGAAGAAAATCTAAAGAAGCATGTGGGTATGGTAGTAGAAGAAGGCGGTCAAATTCTGATTGCATTTAGACCTGAGACAATCAAATTTATAGCTGATACGCTTCAGATCACCGAAGGTGATGTTGTTTTGATTGAGGATGGTGAGACAATGGAAACAAATGACCCTACAATCTATATCAACAAACTAAAGTAAAAATAGGAGCCTCTTAGATGAGCAATCACCTGCCTACTCTGTATCAGCAGTATATTCACCTGTCCCGTTATTCCAGATGGCTTTATGACGAGAACCGTCGAGAAACTTGGGAAGAAACTGTAGCTCGATATTTTGACTTCTTTGAACAGCATCTTAAAGAAAACAACGGATATACTTTAAAAAAAGATCTTCGTGATGAGCTTGAACAAGCTGTTTTGAGTCTGGATGTGATGCCTTCGATGAGAGCTATGATGACTGCAGGTGAGGCTCTTAGAAAAGATAACATTGCAGGTTATAACTGCGCTTTCTTGTCTATCGACAAAGCTGTTTCTTTTGATGAAGCTATGTACATTCTGATGAATGGTACAGGCGTAGGTTTCTCCGTAGAAGAAGACTTTACAAATAAGCTTGGTGTGGTGGCAGATGAGTTTAATGATACAGATACAACCATTGTTGTTGCTGACTCCAAGTTAGGTTGGGCAAAAGCTCTTAAAGAACTTGTTGGTATGTTGTATGTCGGCCAGATTCCAAAGTGGGATATGTCGAAAGTAAGACCAGCAGGTGCGCCTCTTAAAACTTTTGGTGGCCGTGCTTCTGGTCCAGAACCTTTAGAGGATTTATTTAACTTCTGTGTTCATATCTTTAGACATGCTGCTGGTAGAAAACTTACTACACTAGAGTGTCACGACATCATGTGTAAGATTGCTGAGATTGTCGTTGTAGGCGGTGTAAGAAGATCTGCACTGATTTCCCTGTCTGATCTTTTTGATGACCGTATGAGGGCTGCTAAGTCCGGTGAATGGTATAAGCACGATCTTCAAAGAGCTTTGGCTAATAACTCTGCTGCTTATAGGGAAAAGCCAGACATCGGTATTTTCATGGACGAATGGAAGTCTCTTTACGATTCTAAGTCTGGTGAACGTGGTATCTTTAGTAGACAGGCTGCTAAGAAGATTGTTGAAAAGAATGGCCGTAGAGATCCGAATTATGAATTCGGAACAAATCCATGTTCGGAGATAATTTTACGATCAAGAGAATTTTGTAATCTTTCTGAAGTTGTTGTACGTCCAGAAGACAACGAATGGTCTCTTTCTAGAAAAGTTCGTTTGGCAACAATCCTTGGCACTTTCCAGTCCACTTTGACGAACTTTAAATACATTTCGAAAGAGTGGAAGAAAAACTGTGAAGAGGAAAGACTTCTCGGTGTTTCTCTGACAGGGATTATGGATAATCCTTTGATGACTCATAAGAACGATAACTTAGGAGAATTGCTTGAAGGTCTTAAAGAAGTTGCTGTCTCGGTCAATGAAAGGTATGCAGGTGATATTGGAATCAATCAGTCTGCTGCTATTACTTGCGTTAAACCTTCTGGTACTGTGTCTCAGTTGGTTGATTCTGCATCTGGTATTCATGCCCGTCATAATCCTTATTACATTCGTACAGTACGTGGTGACAAGAAAGACCCGCTGACAAAGATGATGGTTGAGGCAGGGTTTCCTGTAGAAGATGACGTAACAAAACCAGATTCTACGGCTGTCTTCTCGTTCCCTATCAAGTGTAGTGCTGATTCCGTTTTCAGAACAGATATGACTGCAATTGAACAGTTGGAACTTTGGAAAACGTATCAGGAACATTGGTGTGAGCATAAGCCTTCTGTGACCATTTCTGTTAAAGAACATGAGTGGCTGGAAGTTGGTGCTTGGGTTTATGAAAACTTTGACGCCATGTCCGGTGTTTCTTTCCTTCCGTTCTCTGATTTTGTTTACAAGCAAGCACCTTATCAGGATTGTTCAGAGGAAGAATACCAAGAGCTTTTGGATAAAATGCCAAAAGAGGTTGACTGGAAGAAACTTTCTGAGTATGAAAAAGATGATCATACAGTAGCTTCACAAGAACTTGCTTGTTCTGCTGGTGGTTGTGAAATTTTATAAGGGTAGAAAATGGATCTGAGTCTTAACTCTAACATCTCTAAAGATTTTAGAAAGCTTATTGGTAAAGTTCAGAAATGGAGAAAGAATAAAAATCCTTCTATCTCCATTCCAACAACAGAGAAAAGTAAACCATTTAAAAAGGTGAAGACTAATGAGGTTTGGGGAAAGCCAACTTCATTTGTAATGAAAAAGAATGATAGTTGAGAAATGTTTAATCATTCGCCGTGAAGGGAGTCAGCGTAGTCAAGAGTATGCTAAAGTCTGCGCTGACTCTGTAGAACGGTGTAACATGGAATCCGAGTATCTAAAGGCTGTTGAAAATCTTGGTCCAGAAGATGCTGCTGCATCTGTAGGGATGAAGGTTGATTGGGAAATGTCTGAAATGCTCAACAATACCGTTACTGAACATAAAGAATGTTTAGAGATGGGTAATGTTTGCTGCACTGCAAGTCATATCAAAGCATTTAGACGTGTTATTGAGATTGGTAAGCCGTGTGCAATTCTTGAGCATGATGCGTATGTTATGAGAAACTTCAGAAACTTTGAGGTTCCTGATAACTATCTAGTATTTCTTGGACCAAGAATGAGAGATACTAAGACATATGTTCCTAGATCAAGAGTGAGAAGACTCATTCAAATCCAGCAAGCTATCGGAACACACGCTTATGCCATCACACCAGAGACAGCAGAGGGTATGATTAAGCATCTTGAAGATGTTGGATTGGTTTACGGCATTGATCATTACTTGTTCATGAACAATGAGTCTAAAGTTCCAATTGTTGCTGCAGATCCTTATCCGGTCATTTGTTGGTCTAGAAAAAGTACAATGAATGATGTTTCTGAAGAAGTTGATGGTCCTAGAGGTGTTTGGGGTGGTGAGAATGACAAGAACGTTCTTGGAATTACGACACCGGGATTACTAGAAGGGCTTGGTTGTCCAATTTATGTCTAGCGGTGGTTCGGCTTCAAAAAGAAAAGGATCCTCTTTTGAAAGAGAGATAGCAAACGATTTGACTAGCAGATTGGGGGAGACGTTTATTCGTGTCCCTTATTCTGGTGCATTTATTGGTGGTTCTAATTCTAAGAAGAAAGAGATTCTTCATGAAGGTCAGATTAGAACGTTTAAGGGTGATATTATTCCCGGACCTTCATATTCTAATTGGAACGTAGAATGTAAATCATACAAAGACTTTCCGTTTCACAGACTTTTCCACAACACAAAGATACCACAACTTGATCAGTGGATCGATCAACTCCTTGATGTAGCAGACGAAGGTGATGTCAATCTTCTCTTTATGAAGTTTAATCGTAAGGGAAAATACGTGTTACACAACCTTAAGGACTTTGAGTGCTTTGGTATTCCTTATAATGATGTGTGGAATTTCACTTCTTACGATCTTTTTATAGAAGTTCTTTGCATTATACGCAAAGGTAATTCTCTTTTTTGACACTAAAAATACAACCTTTTGGATACTAAGTAATAGGTGTTCAAAAGGAGAATTGTCATGTTCGGACTAATAAAATCAGTAATAAATCAACACCACCGTAAAGATTACATTTTTGATCATTATCTTAGGGTGGAATACAAGAGCGACATTCAGGCTGCTAAGAAAATGGGTCTGACTGACGATCAAGCAATCAGAGAAATTAGGAGAAGAATGGGTGCTTAAAGCTATTGGTAGAAGTTTTAGAAACTTTAAAGAAAGAATGTCTATGTCTGAAGAAGAGTATTATCTCTCAAAAAGCACAGATCCTGTAGATTGTGAACATAGACAAAGAGAAATCATGTACGGCAAGTATAGAAGAGATGGTTTCCTTAAGAACAGGTATTAAAGTATTTTGTGTTTTACTGGCAACCGTAGAAGGAGCAAAACCAATGAAGAATTTTAATACTTGGGCTGAGAAACGTGGAAGAGCAGCGATTGTTAGAGAGTGGGGTTTGATTTCTCCAGAATCTAAGAAATACATCGTTGACATGTGGGAGCAGGATGGTAGTATCTCTAAATCCGAAGCAAACAAGCTCCGTAATAGATAACCGCCCGTAGCTCAACTGGATAGAGCAACCGCCTTCTAAGCGGTAGGTTGTACGTTCGAGTCGTACCGGGCGGGCCATCTCCTAAAAATTAATAAATACATACTCATGATTTATTTTTTAGGAGTTATCTATGTTAGCTGGATTGATTGTTATCGGAGCCGCTTTTGCTACAACTTTTACTGCATGGCGTTTGTACGACATCTACTTCAACGAAAAGCCTGAAGAAGAAGCGCCATCAATTTCCTATCATCACGATTCTGAAATTTTACAAGATCCTCAAGTAGGCGTTAAGTATCTAGTTGAAGATCCCGAAGGGGTTGATGCTGATGGTACTTTAGAAGCAGTAAATGAATGGATTCAGAACGATGATCCAAATATTATTTCTGGAGAATATCAGATTTTAGTTTCAACATTAAGTGATATTGGTGTTGTTGAAATTTCTGGTGATGCTTCTCCATTACTTCTTGACAATTACGAAGATGTTGAAGTACCATATGTTGATGGTGAAGGTAATTTGGAATGGGCTAAAGTTGATTTAGACTTTGCCTAGATTATATTGCCGCTATAGCTCAGTTGGTAGAGCAGTTGATTTGTAATCATCAGGTCCGGAGTTCGAGTCCCCGTGGCGGCACCATCTATAAATAAAGGAAAACGGAGGACATAATGTCGAAAGTTATTAAACCTTTATCAACAGAGCTTGCTCTTAGTAGTTCTGTAGGAAATACAATTTCTTCTGCTACTATGGTTAGAATCGTTAATCTTAGTGCTGGTGATCTTACTATCACAAGATCTGATTCATCGAATACTAAGATCGGAACATTTTCCATGTTTGCAGATCAAGAATCGTTTGTGAGAAAAGATTCAACAGACATTCTTTTTGCGTCTGGTGCAGGGGCTAATGCAACAAGCATTGCTATTCTCGACTGATGGCATATAATCCTACATTTTACGCCACAGATGATGATAAGCTAAATGTTTCTAGAGGACTAACAAAGTATTCTCAGGTCGTAAATATCTTTGGTTATCAGTCCAACGTCTCAAGCCAGTTTATTCCATGTTGGGAGGCTAATACAGCCTATACATTCCCAACAGCAAACTTATCAATGTGTATCAAAAGCACTGATGCTGGGGATACTGATATTAGAATAAAGGTAGTCGGTTTAGATTCTAATTACGAAACGTTGACGGAAGTAGCTAATTTAAACGGAACAAGTGACGTTACGTTATCTAACGAATACTTTAGAATTAATTCTCTAGTTACTGTAGAAGGAAATGCTAATGGTCAGATATCATTGTATGACGAACCATCAAAATCTGTTCTTTATGCAAGAATAAGACAAGGCGAAGGTAAAAATCAGGCATCATTTTACACAGTTCCAGCAGGACATAATTTTTATCTTTATAGAATTGACGGATTCTCTGCAACTGCTAACGCCAACAAATATCTATATTTTAGAAATGTTTCTAGAGTTGATGTAGGTGCAGCAGAGAAGGTGGAGCTTAGAGTAGCAGAAACTACCTTCGCTCAACAGATGAATATTCAAAGAATATTTCCATTTAAATATACTGGAAATACGGATATCATATTACAAGCTAAATCATCTAACCAAACCAATGAGGTGGGTATTTTTGCAGAAGGTATTCTCATACAAGAAGGACAATACTTCGAATGACGGAAGAAATTTTTGATTTTGGCTTTTCTGCCGTAGATGAATCGGAATTAGAATCTTTTCAGAAAGCCACTGCAGAAGCTGAAGAGGCGTCTGCGACTGCATTAACTTACGAAGAAAAATTGAATAAGCTGTATAATGCAATTATTCCTCTTCTCACAAATTTAAAGAAGAATCCAGAAAAGGATT